CCCTTGACATTGTCCTTGCCCTTGCCGTCCTCGTAGTAGCGGTAGTAGATGTTCCCGCTGCCTGGGCTTGCGTTCATCTCAATGATGTACGGCTTGCCGTCGTTGATGACATGGTCGATGCCCACATAGTAGCACTTGCTGACCCTAGCAGCCTGTTCGACCAACTTGATCTCCTCGTCGGAGAGTTGGAACGAGCCGCCCTTCGAGCCACGGGCGATGTTCGTGCGGAAGTCCTTGGGAGCCTTGTCACGCTTGGCACAGGCGAAAATCTTGCCGTTCAGCACGATGCTGCGGACATCGTTCTTGAAGTCGGGGAGGAACTCCTGAAGGATCACCTCCGCACCGAACTTCCAAAGAGTCTGAAGCACGGACTTGAGGCTCTCCATGCTCTCTATCTTCGACACGCCGATGCCCTCGGCACCCGTGAGCGTCTTGCAGATGACGGGAAACTTGCCGCCGATCTCCTTCACCGCCGATTCGATGTTCGCCTCGGCTGAGACATACGCCGTCCTCGGGTGGGGCAGACCGTGCTTCTTGAGGGCGATGGCAGTCTCCAACTTGTTGGCGCACAGTTCCATGCCGCCACGCTCGTTGACCATGAACACGCCGTTGTTCTGAAGGATGGTGAGGATCGCCACTCCCACCTCGCTGTTCATCACGCCGCCACGCACGATGGCGACCGTGTCGGACGGCACGATGGAGATGTCCTTGCCCTCGCCGTCGTAGTTCTTGATGACGATCTTCTTCGACACCACATTCGAGAGATCGACCTGCGCCTTGGAGGTCTTCACGGCATGGAACGGGATGCCACGCTTCTTGCAGATCGCTTGCATCTTCTCGACGCTGTCGCTCAAGTCCTTCTCGGACGAGGTGAGGGCGAGGATCGTGACCTCGTCCTTCCCTTCCCGTGCCTCGGCAACATACTGCTCGGTCAGCCCAAGCCCCTTGCGGACATCGTTGTAGATGCGCTCCTTGAGCATCCCGTCATCGGTGGGGATCAGTCGGGCGAACCCTGCGAAGTCGCCGTTGAACGCAGCCGACCTCGCCTTCCCGCCCCTCACGGACGCAAGCCCCTCGCCGTCATCGGTTCGGGCATCCCCCGCCACCCTGACCTCGAACGACTCGAAGGTGTACGACCGACCCTTGGGGTCTTTCTCCGCCTTCCTGCCCTTGTAGTCTGCGATCCTCTGATAGTCGCCGTGGCGGTCGTCACCCGTGACTAGGACGATGTCCGTGTAGCCCATCTCGCACAGGTGGAGGACGGCATCCCACGGGTTGTTCGCCTCGGTCGAGATGTTGGTCGAGGGGAAGAGAGTCCGCAGATATTCCAACTTCGCCTCAAGTCGGATCGGGTTCTTCTTCGCATCGTGGGTCTTGGAGACAAAGACGAAATGGTCGGCATTCGACCGCATCGCCTCCTCCTTGACGGTCTGAATCACCACCCCATGTCCCGTGGTGGGGGGATTCATCCTCCCGAACGAGAACACGGCTCTGCGCCTAGGTGCGTTATCGGCTTCGTGGGAGGAGAACTGATGGATCATGGACTCGCCTGTTGTGTGCGCTGAACTCCGACCTGTGGACGAGTTTCACGACGATGTCGCCGTCATCGACCACGATCCCCTCGGGAGTCGTGGGGCGGATGCCCCCCTCGTCCACGAAGGAATGCCTGAACTCAGTCAGGTCGGATGCCCTAGAAAGGAGCGTTTCCTTCACCGACATGAGCCTTTTATGTAGGTCAAACGCACCCTTCAGTTGGTTGGCATAGACCTCCATGAAGTTGATGAGCCTGTCGGCAAGAGCCGCCTTGCCCTCCTTGCCCTTGTCGGTCTTCAGTTTTGCAGCCTCGTTTGCGATCTTCGTGCCGACATACTTGGAGAGTCCGCTAGGTGACAAATCTGACAGGTTGGCCATGACCGTCGAGTTCACATAAGGCATGATGTACGGGACGAGTTCCGTATTGGAGAGGAGCGTCTTGAGGAACGGAGCGACCTTCCCCGCCGCAGCCTCACACTCGGTAAGGTCGGCACGGACGGGTTCGTTATCACCCTCCACGAGGTTCTTCACGGCGATGCTCGGCATCCACACGGAGCCGTCGAGGTCGAGCGAGGACGGATCGAAGTTGAAGTTCACCGCCGTGAGTTCAGCCATCGAACCCCCCTCGTAGACGGTATGGAATGCGATCCCAATCTTGGCACCTTGGATAGCCCTAGCGGTCGCCGTCCTGTGGTCGATGCTGTAGCGGATGGCGTTCGGCATGAAGGACACCTCGCTCTCGGTCACGGTGAGGTCGCTTGCCGTGAACAGGAGGTCGCCCTGCAACACGCCACGGATGCCGATGTCCGAGAGGTGGATCAGGCACTCCTCCAACTTCGCCGCTAGGTCGGGGTTATCCACCCCCCTGCGAATCTCCTCGCAGGTGTGATAAGCCTTGACCACCTTGTTGAAGGCACCCTTGGTGGCGACGAAGAACTTTCCGTTGTCGGGATTGATCCCGCAGACCACGGCAGGGGAGCCGTCCCACTTGAGGGTCATGGAGAGGTCGGGGCTATGCTCGGCAAGCCCACGGAGGATTCGCAGCGAGGCTGCAAGTCCGTCCCTGCCCTCATGGAACATCAAGTCCTCGACATGGGACAGGCGGGTATTCCGATATGCCTTGCCACCGACATTCCTGAAGGAAAGCATCCGTTTGTCTCCTAGTTGTTATCTATGGGAAGTAGACGGGGTGGGAGTCGAACCCACATGAGGGCGATTATAAGTCACCACCTTTTACCAATCTATCAGGCACCCGTCCGTGTGCAGGTCAAGTCCATCCGTCATCGTCGATGGGAGGCTTCGCCCGTGCGCCCGCCCGTGCGGGTGCGGCTGCGTGTGCGCCCCTGCGCCCGTGCGCACGGGGACGCTCGTCCTCGACGGCGGCGTTGATGAGTCCCGCCGTTGCATCATCGACATCGAACAACTTCATCTTGGAGCGGTCGATGCCGATGACGAACTTTCGGTTGGTCGCCACATCGTTGTAGCGGTTCTTGAGTTGCTTCACCATGACCTGACCGAGTTCGTCCAACTGCTCGGTGGCGATCAGGGCGAACATGAAGTCGGCGGTGGCGGGGAGTCCGAACGACTCCGAGGTGTCGGTCAGATCGACATCGGTGTTGCCGAACCCCGAGCGGTTGGTCTGCGTGGCGGTGAAGATCGGCACGGCGAGTTCGACCGCCATGCCACGGAGTTCCTCCGCAATCGCCTTGATGTAGGTGTACGAGTTGACATTCGCACCAGGCTTGAACCTCACGGAGGCGCAGATGTTGAGGTAGTCGATGAAGATGACATCGGGCTTGAAGTCCTTCTTCAGCCGCAGTTCGTCCAACAGGTGCCTGAAGTGGTTGGCGTTCGCAGATGCCGTGGGGTATTCCTTGATCAGCAACTTGCCCGTGATGCCCGAGGTGACCTTGTGGAGCCGCTTGGCATAGACATCCATCGGCAGCGTCTTGAGGTCGTCCAACGAGATGTCCATGAGGTTCGCATCAATGCGCTCCGCAATCCTCTCCTCCGCCATCTCGCAGGTGATGTAGAGGACATTCTTGCTCTGCGTGAGGCAGTTTGCGGCGTGGTGGCACATGAACAGGCTCTTGCCCACGCCCGTGCCCGCAAGGATCACATTGAGGGTCTTGTCGGGGACTCCCCCCTTGGTGATCTTGTTGAACCATTCGAGGTCGAACGGGGTCTTCTTCTCGACCCTGTGGTAGAACTCGTACCGCTGCTCGGCATCCTCAATGAAGTCGTGTCCGATATGCTCGTCGAAGGAGATGCTCAGGGCTTCCTTGAGGATCTCGGGGATCGCCGCCTTCGACCGTCCCTGCGACTTGGTGTCGTCTAGGAGTTGAACCGACTCCATGAGGGCGTTGTAGACCGCCTTGTCCTTGCAGAACTTCTCGGTCTGATCCACGAGCCATTGGAGGTCGGGGTGCTTCTCGGGTTCGTCTAGGATGGGCAGCAACCTGCTGCATTGGTCGAACTCGCCCTGTGACATCCCTTCTTGCTGCCCGAGGATGATGGCTAGAGCCTCGCCCGTGGGGGCTGCCGAGTACTTGACCGTGAACTCCGAGATCGTCCTGAACAGACGCTTCTCGCAGGAGTCGTGGAAGTACTCGTCCTTCAGGAAGGGAAGCACCCGCCTAGTGAACTCAGGCAGGTGCAGGATGCTTCGGAGGATGACGAGTTCGATCTTGTCGGTGGGCGGCTGCATTCAGGGCTTCCTATAGACCCAACATCCTTCCGTGACTTCAATCGGGGACATCGACTCGTCCACAGCCCTCTTCACCGCATCTCCCGCACTCCACGGATAATCATGCCC